GTTCGACTCCCACCGGCTCCATTATTCCTTTGCATTCTTTTGCATTCCTTGGTAAAACGTTGTTAAATCAACGTTTTTTATTTTTGTCTTTGGTATTCCTTGGTATTCTTTTGCAAAAAAAGGATACAACAAAGGATACAACATTTTTGTCGTATCCTAGAAATCTATGTACTTCGCAAAGCGTTCTCCGATGTCGTCTTTTGCTTGCTTGGTTATGTGGGTATAAACGTTCATGGTCGTTTTCAAGTCAGAATGTCCTAAGCGATGTTGTACTTGCTTCAAATTCATACCGGCATCGAAACATAGACTGGCATGTGTATGTCTGAAGCCGTGGATTTTAATCGGACGCAGGTCGCTACCTTCCACAATTTTGATAAGCCACTTTCTGGGCAAGGTGCTTGGAATCGGTTTTTTAAATTCATTTTCAAAAATGTATTTGGTATTTGGGTTCTGCTTTCTCCATTTTTTCAAAATACTTTTTGTTTTCTTGTCCAGACTAATTAGTCGCTTACTGCTGACCGTTTTAGTATTACCTATTTCTTCGCCTGCAAAACCTCTTGTAATGGCCTTATTTATGTCCAGAGTGTTATCTGTCCAGTCTTTCCATTCAAGGGCTAAAATCTCCCCTTTTCGTGCCCCTGTAAAGGCCAGAAGACGGAATAGAGTTATCTTCTCTAGATCCTTTGTTTTGGAGACAAGTTTCAAGAACTTTTGAAGTTCATCTTTGTTGTAAAAGTCGCTTTTGCCATCTGATTTCTTTCTTGTCGAGGTAATCACGCTATCAACTGGATTGGTTTCAATGTAGCCATGCCTGATTGCGTACTTAAAAACATTATTCATCAATCCTTTTAACTTACGACCATATACTAATTTTCTAGACCACTCATTGGCTTGTTCCTGCATTTGAAGAGGAGTGATACTAGCTATTTTCCTGTTTCCCAAAACTGGATAGATGTGATTCTTGAAATTCCTAGAAGTCTTGATGTAGGTACTTTCTTGGACAGTTTCAGAGTAATCTTTGAGCCATTTTTTTGCGATTTCCTCAACCGTGATTTCTTTCCTACTCTGTTCTCCATTTTCTATATCTTCTTGAAGTTGGAGTAGTGCTGCCCTTGCTTTTGCTTTTGTAGCAAACCCTTTTTTGCGAGCGTACTTACTTTTTCCATTTTCTTTTCCAACATAGACTATGAAACCATAAGCCGTCTCTCCGTTTTTCTTTTTATAAGACTTTATTTCCATTGATTTTTACCTCATTTCTTGATAAAATGGGTATAAGAAAACGACCTTTTTAATGGTTGTTTCTTATAGACGATATCCTCATACTCAAAGTTTGGCGATGGAGAGTGTGGGGATTTTTTTATTCTTCAAAATCTTCTACAATTTCTGTTCGGTGTATTTGTTTCTTTGTTGCACGTTTTTTAAAAATATAATACAAAATTCCAATGATTAGGAAAAATATCCCGATTGGCGGCAATATAAGAAAAGTGATGATACCGATAATAATTAACACAATTCCAGTTTTTTTGTTGGATTTAACGGTGCGTTGTGTACTAGTAGATTTTTTGTGCTCAACTTTCTCATTTTTGGTCCTTTTTTTAGATGATTTAAACAAATCCGAAAGTCCAAAGGTTGTCTTATGATAAACCTTGTTATACATGGCTTTCTTTGGATTTTTAACCCATCCCATCCCTTTCTTACCATAGCCTGGGATAATAGCTTTTTTAGCCTGTCTTTTCCATTTACTAGTAGTTCTAGCTTTTAAACTTCTGGTCAGACTTGGTTTTCTCATTCCTATTTTCATAACTTTCTCCTTTTAATTTTCTATTGGCATGAAGTTTCCGACTATTTTTCCAATAATTCTTGGATTTTCTTCATATGGTGCGAATTTATCTTTATATTTGCTATTGATAGAGACGAGTCTAAGACCGTCTTTTTCTTTATAGACTTTCTTGATATAAGTTTGTCCATCCCAATCAACTGCATAAACAGCACCGTCATAGTCAAAACCTGTCTCTTTGATAAGAACGACCTCTCCATTCATATACTTAGGCTCCATGGAATCTCCGAACACCCAAGAAGCAAAATCGTGGTCTAGGTCTTTGTCGTAAAAAACAGTGTCATAGTTTCCATCGTTGAAGTATGAAAAACCAGTACCAGCTGAAAGTTTTTCATATACTTTAAATTCAAACAAATTTTCCTCTAAAGAAATAACTTTATTAGACTGTTCACGCAATTGGTTCTCTGTAAAATCCAAAACCTTTTGTTTTCTAGGAGCAGTAAGCTTTACAGCTTTTTCAGTTATTTTTTGAACAAGAGGGGAAGTAGGTATCTTCAGTTCTTGGACAGGAGTATCGTCCCATCCCATCAAATCTGCAGGAGAAACATTTAGTCTATCTGCAATCTTTTTTAAAACATCTGGCCCAACTTTTTCAATATCCCCTTTTTCATATCTGAAAATTGTAGATCGTGAAACTCCAACACTAGCAGCGAGTTCGTCAGCAGACATTTTCAAATCTTTTCGACGTTGTTTGATTCTTTCTCCGACATTCATTTTTTTATCCCCTTCTTATATATTACACTTTAATTTTACACCTTTAGTTGCAAAAATGCAATATAAAAAGTTTCAAAAATGCGATTTTTTTATTGACATTTGCAATATAAAGCGATATACTTAAAACAATTAGTCGCACTAATGCGACAAAAAAGAAAGGGGAACATATGGTAAACATAGCTAAACTAAAAGGTAAGATTAGTGAATGTAATACTACACAAGAAGCCTTAGCAAAAGATATTGGTATTGACAAAAGCACCTTTTATCGAAAAATGAAACAAAATGGAAATTTTTCTATTAACGAGGTCAATTTAATTGTTTCGTCACTTAATCTTTCAAAAGATGAAGCTATATCTATTTTTTTTAGCGAAACAGTCGCGTAAATGCGACGAAGTAAAGAAAGGAACATTATGAACGAAATTTTTAATTTTCACGGGCAGGAAGTCCGTACTTTGACAATTGATGACGAGCCTTGGTTCGTTGGGAAAGATGTTGCAGACATCCTAGGATATAGCAAGGCTAGAAATGCGATTGCTCTTCACGTTGATGAAGATGACGCCCTAAAACAGGGCCTCACAGATAATTTAGGAAGGGTCCAAGAAACTATCATCATCAATGAATCTGGTCTCTACTCTCTTATCTTATCCAGCAAGTTGCCTCAGGCTAAAGAGTTTAAGCGCTGGGTGACATCAGAGGTCTTGCCAGCTATTCGGAAGCAGGGTGGTTTCATTCGTGAGGATTTGGATGAGGATGCCTTCATCGCTCTGTTTACTGGGCAAAAGAAATTGCGTGAGCAACAGGCGACCATGCTGGAAGATATCGACTACCTCAAGAGCGAGCAACCGATTCATCCAAGCTATGCTCAGTCGCTCCTGAAGAAGCGTAAGGCTAGGGTTGTGGCTTGCCTGGGTGGTATTGATAGTCCAGCTTATGCGGATAAGACTTTCGCTCAGTCAGTCTTTAGACAAGCTGAGATTGATTTCAAGGATCATTTTAATATCAGTCGCTATGACTTGCTACCGAAGAAGTTTGCAGAAGCCGCTCTTGCTTACTGGATGACGTGGGAGCCAAGCACTAATACCAAGATGAAGATTATGGAACTGAACGCTTTTAGCCAAGCGTAGGGAGGGGAAGAAAATGAGACCAAGACGATATCCGTATAGCAGGATAAAACGAAAATTAACAATGAGTGCAGAAAATATAAGCGCCAAAAATTTATCAGTTGGTTCTGTCGATGAGAAACAACTTCAAAAAACGATAGAGAAGTTAAAGAAATTAATGGGGTGTTAATAAAGTATGGAACAATACAATTTACCTAAAATCGAAATTGAGTGCGAAGAATTTACTGAACATACAAATAGCTTTTTTAAGTTCCCAAGACATGAGTATCACTTTTCTAATGGTTATGGTGCCAGTGTAGTTCACAATAAGCATTCTTACGGGCTTGAATTAGCAGTTGTCAAATATAACAAGGAAACAGGTTCGTGGGATTTGGATTACAAATCAGGAATAACTGATGATGTTATTGGTTACATCGATGGCAAAGAGGAATTGGAAGAAATTCTTATTAGAATTTCAAATTTATAAACAAAAAGCACCTGACGGCAATCAGGCGCATATTAAAAAATATTTACAAGAGGATTATAACATGAACACTACTTCAAATTCAAATGAAATTTTAACAACCATAGATTACGATATGTTTAGAAAAATCAGCAATAGAAAAATTACTGAAAATCCTAAACTTGAAGAAGAACTTTTATCAGAAGGTCAACGTCAACCAATTTTAGTAAATGGTAAGATGGAAGTTATTGACGGACAACATCGTCTTTATTACTTGAGAAAGCATAGAAAACCAGTGCGCTTCATAGTTGACCCTACCGCTAACTTTAAAACGGTAATTTCGATGAATACATCAGCTGTGAATTGGGCATTACAAGATTATGTGTATTCATTCTCTTTAGAAGGAGATCCTGAGTTTATTAAATTAGCTAAATTTTTAGAAGAGAACGAATTGCTTAGTGACAGGATGGTAATCATAGCTGGTTCAGGAAGACGCGATGGTACAGCCACAGTGGTCATCAAAAAATTAAAAAAAGGCGATTATGTATTTTCAAACGAAAAACAGTTAAGAGAGTTTTGTAAGTTCTACGAACGCGTTTTAAACGAAACAAAACTTCCTAACAAACCATTTTTACAATCTGTTTTATGGACTTTGTATACAACATCTGTTTTTGATGAAAATAGAATGTTGATGCAATTGAAAAAGTCGGATTTGACGGCAGAAGCTATTGAAGGATTTTCAAAGAAAAAATTGTTATTAACTTTTTTAGAAACGTATAACGGAAGATGGAGTGATGATCATCCTTCTTTAATTCAATACTTCATCAACAGAAAAGGGGCGTTAACAATTCCTAGTTTGCCTAGACAGGACGAAGATAATTAAGAGAGAGATAGGAGAATGCCAATGGCAGTCGATTTGAATGAATTGGTTGAAGCAGCAGTTGAAAAAGCTTCAGAGAGAATCATCGAACTTGTTTATCAATCTATACAAGAGGCAGAAAGACGAAGTTCGAGGAGAACTCACTGGGCGCCTATCAAAGAGGTTCAGGCAGAGACAGGTTGGGGTCGTAAGAAAATTGAAGATTTCAGAGACGCAGGGAAATTCCGCTACCAGCAAAATGCTAAAGGCGGTAAATACTTATATGACATGAACGATGTACTTCGCTTTCAAAGTCAGTTAGCAAAATGAAGGAGATAGAAAAATGTTTGAACCACCGATTTTAGACCAGTTGATGGGAGTAGGAGGCTTGATTCTTGGTTTTGTGGCAGCTTATCGTCACATCAAAATCCAAGAACAACGAGAGGAAGAAGAGAGACAGAAAGAGCAAGAATTTGCGTCTATGATTATCCAAGGCTATAACCATGCCTATGAACGTGGTAGAGAGGACAAATGGCAAGAAATCCGTCGAAATATCCGTAGAGAATTCAAAGGATTCACCTATGACAACGAACCGCCTCAAGGTTTGCGTCCTGAGCCATTAGCTTTGCCAGAGCCTAAAATGCACATCTTGAAGTGAGGAGGTCAGGGGATGGAAGAATTGATTGAATGGCTATTATGGCATGAGCGAGTGAATAAAGAAATGTTATCGTCTGATGAAGAAAAGTCTGACTTTAAACTATATTTAGAGGACGAGAACAGGAAAATTTTACTTATCAAAGAATACCTAAATGACTATGAAAAACTAGCCAAGGACTATCGTGATGTGACACTTAAAAATAAGCTGCTAAAGATTGAAAAAATGGAGCTGGAAGGCAGGTACATCTATGAGGATATGCGGATGAAGTACCGTGCCAATCGCAGGAAGTGGGGGGCAAAGACTTAGTGTGGATTGGAGGAGTATATGTCTGATAATAAAAAATATTATTACTTAAAATTGCGAGACAATTTTTTTGATAATGACGATATAGCAATCCTTGAAAGCATGCCAGACGGGATACTTTATTCTAACATTCTACTAAAACTTTATCTTAGAAGCCTTAAAAACAATGGTAAATTAATGTTTAATGACCGCATACCTTATAATGTACAAATGCTATCAACGATTACTAGGCAACCAGTTGCAGTTGTAGAAAAGTCAGTCGGGATATTTAAAGAGATGGGATTGATTGAGGTTTTGGATAATGGGGCCATCTACATGCTTGATATCCAAAATTTTATTGGTTCATCAAATACTGAAGCTGATAGAAAGCGTGAATATAGACGAAAAATCGCTTTAGAAAAAGGTCAAAAACTTTTGGGACATTCGTCCGGACATTTGTCGGACGAACAGGCACCAGAAATAGAGATAGAGAATAGAGATATAAAAGAGAATAGAGATATAAAAGAGATAGATTCTGCAAAGGACAATTCTCCTGCTGCTATTGCTGAATATTATCAATCTCGTGTCGGAGTGCTTGATGGGAAACAATTTGAACAACTACTTGACTACATTAGATTTGATCATATGGAGTATGAATTGGTAAAACTTGCGATTGATAAGGCTGCTGATAATTCAAAACGAAGTTTTGGATATGTAAATAGTATTTTGAAGAATTGGGCGCAAAATGGCATCAAGACTACTGTACAACAAGAAGAAGAGCAATCAAACTTTAACAAGTCAAGAGGATTTACTACTTTTCGTGGGAATCAATCAGAACAGGAGGTCAAGGACGAATGGGGATTTTAGAACTTATCGAGCAATTTGAAGATGAATTTTATCCTATAAGTGAGGAAAAGAAGACTTTGCTTATAAAACAACCCCTTTCAACTGTAACAGCTTGCTTGTCTGAAATGGCTAGCTGGCACGAATGCGGAGGTCGTCTGTCATGGTAGACAATGCGTTTGAAGAAATTGCCTTATCTTATCGCAGGAATACAGAACAACAGGAAGAGCTTTGCGAAAAGCACAAGATTCCTTTGATAAAAATATTGAGGACTGAAAGTGTTGTGTGTCGTATGTGTGAATCTGAACGGATCCATGAGGAGAATCAAGCAAGAGTGAATGAACTGGCCGACGCTGAGAGTGAGCGAGAAAGGAAGTACTATCTAGAAAAGTTCTCTCTTTACGATGAGGTTTTGAAAAATGCGACTTTGGACAATTTTGAGACCCCAACCGAAAAAGAAGCGGAAAAGCTAGCTTTTGCAAAGAGGATTTGTCGTGAGTGGTCCGAGGGAGCTAGAAACAACATTGTACTTCAGGGAGAAGCTGGAACTGGCAAGAGTCATTTGGCTTTTGCTATGGTTAAAGCTTTATCCGAGTACACGAAAGAGATTGCTATTTTCATCAACGTGACAGACTTGTTGATGAAAATTAAAGCTGATTTTAGTCAGGAAGAGTTTCTGGTCAATAAGATTGCTAGTGCCAAGTTTTTGGTTTTGGATGATTTGGGTATGGAGAAGGATAGCGAATGGTCGTTTACTATTCTCTACAATATCTTGAATAAGCGTTCAAATACAATCATTACCACGAATTTGATTTCTGCCGATATTCAAAAAAGATATGGCAGACCCTTTATGTCCAGACTGATGAAGGGTGTGGATAAAGACCATTTAATGATTTTCAATGATTTGACGAACAAGCGGAAGCAATATTTCTAGAATGGAGGTGGCTGATGTTCATTTTAAAGCATGGGACAAGAGAGGATAAGCCGTTTTTGATGTCTGCAATTATCAGTGTGACTGGCTTGGATATTTCGTGTTCCGAGGAGAAGAAAGCCATGCGGTTTATTTCTCGGGCGGCAGCCTTACAGGTTGGCAAGGCTTTGAGGGGTTCCTTTGGGAACTTTTACCCTGTTGAGGTGGAGTGATGTTAGAGCTTTACTTCGTCTACAACGGGCACTGCAAGTTTTACCTTGGGACGTTTGATAATGTCGATGATCTCATTGAGCAGATGGAAGACTATCAATGGGCTTTCTCAGGTATTACTCATCCAAGGTTTCAGAAGCACATCGGTCAGCGGACGACACGGTTTGACTACGGTTCTAAGGATTGTTACTATTTAGCGACTTTTTCAGGAGGAGAAGAAAATGATTGAACTTATTAAAGAATTTGGCATGGCTATTCTGTGGCTATTTCTCGGTTACTTAATCGGAGAACGTACAGCAAGAAAGGAAAAGAAAGATGATCAATAATGTTACGTTAGTGGGGCGCTTGACAAAAGACCCTGAATTAAAATATACGCCGTCAAATGTAGCGGTTGCGACGTTTACTCTGGCGGTCAATCGGAACTTCAAGGGAGCCAATGGCGAGCGAGAAGCGGACTTCATCAACTGTATGATGTGGCGCAAGCAGGCGGAGCTCTTTGCGGAATGGTGCAAGAAGGGCAATCTGGTCGGTGTGACGGGTCGCATCCAGACAAGGAACTATGAGAATCAAGAGGGTCGCAGAGTCTATCTGACTGAGGTGGTCGCAGATGGTTTTGAGCGACTTGAAAAGCGTGATGATACGGCTAACCGTTCGAACATTGAGGAACAAATGCCAGGATACACCCTTGAGGAAGATGATTTTCCGTTTTAGTGAGGTGTTTGGTTGAAGTACGACAAGAAGATAGTAATCGACGGACTGAAACGTACAATCGAGCAAAACGAAGAGAAGATAATCGAGTATTCGAAGCCGTGCGATTCACGCAAGAGACGCATTAGAGCGCTTGAGCGCGATTTGTTGAAGAAAAAGAATAAAGAATTAAGAAAGAAAGTGAAGGAGTTGGAAGATGAATAAGCAGGAAGCGTTAAAACAAATTGAAGAGCAAAGAGACATGATTTTGGAACTACATGGTTGGGGTGTATTTGGTTATATCAAAGGAATTATTAATCAACTTGACGAACCACTGAAAATTGAACTTCCGAAAGTTGAGTTTAAAAAATCTCCAGAAGTCAAAGTTCCGCAGTTTGTGGCGGATGTGATTGAAGGAGCAAAAGAGCAAAGCGTAGAGTTGGAAGATGCGTTCGAGTATGTTTGGGAAGTAGCCACCGGAGAGTTACGCGAATGGTTTAGAAAACTTGAAAATAGAAATAATTTCGCTCGTGCATGGCTTGACGGCTACGAGGTCGAGGAAGAGAAAAAATACAAAATTAAACTTCTAAACCGAAACGACGGGGACTTATATCTCGTCAACCAAAATGCTAACTTAGCAGATAAATACGGACATTTTTCTCCCGTAGTGCTCCTTTTTACGAAAAGTACTAATTTCTCAGAACAATGCTACAAACTTACAAAAAAGGATGTAGTTGCGAATGATTTCGGCTGGGTGTTTGATTGCGAAGGGATTGAGATTGAGGAGGTGGACTTATGTCATTAAACAAATCAAGAAGACGAATAATGATTAAAAGTTGTTACAAAGAAAAGAAAATATTCAAAATATCTTTTCGCAACCATTTTGGAAAACAATTTTTAAATTGTTACTCAAAAGATAAAATCATAAATTACTCAGATACAGAAGACACAGATGGTCCGCTTATTGTTTTTGAAAGGGATATACCTAAAAAAATTGAGCGTAAAATGCACAAATACAATCTATGGTTGAATATAGCTTTCAAAAAAGGGGTGGAGTGATGAAAGTTGCAAAGTATACACACAAGTCTTTTGACGGAGTGAAAACTATAAAAGGCTGGGTTTTAGTAAATAATTATGGTGAAAAGGAATTCGTTTATTACAACGGGACGGAATTATGCGTCCACCCTGCCAGCGATTGGGAGGGACAGTTAAAGGAGGTAGAAGAATGAAAATTGTAATTTATTTGCTTGATAATAGCAAAATCCAATTATTTAATTGTAGCGAAGAAGACGTCAAACGATTAACTAGTCAGTTTAACAATAGACATTTAATGCACGTCGGAAATGCTTATGTAAATCCAAAACAAGTGATGTCTTTTTTCACTTATAAGAACGAAGGAGCAAAATGAAACGATTCATAGCAGTATGTATCCTGCTATCTGCTGGATTGAACATCTGGCAGATGGACAGGATTCGAGATTTAGAAGAAAAGAAGCCGATGGTTATCTATAAGGCTGATAATGCAGGCGCTGAGATTTTTGGTAAGGTGGTCGAGAAAGGACGACACGGGAAGCTATACACGCTTACGATTCGTGAATACGGGGTGTTCGTGGTTACGAAGGACGTGTATGAGAAAGTGAAAGTTGGGGATGAGGTGTTATTATAATGGACGATATTTTACAAGCTTTAGCAAAAATGCTAAATATGACAGTTGATGAAGTGAGTTCTTTGCTTACAACATTTAAAGGGAATGCGCCACAAATTTATGAACAACTTGTGAGAGAGCGGACCTATTACATAGCGCTCAATACAGCTTGTGATGCTATGATTTAGTTCAGTATTGCTCTAGGGACTATCATAGCATTTGTAGTAATGCAAACCAAGGTGGATTGGGTGCATTTGAGTAGTCGTGACTGTCCCAACGGTGTGTCAATCTATGCACATGCTAGAGCACTGTCCAGAGAGAACCTAAAAAATTCTATGGGAACCATTAAAAAGCTGCTTGCTGGTCTTGCACTAACATCGATGTTGGCTTTTGTTTTTCATGTTGGTAAGTACTTTTTAGCACCTAACTACTTATTCATTTTGAATGAGATTGTACCAAAATTGACAAATAGATAGGAGTTATCATGAACACACTAGAAAATGTAAAACAATGGTTTATTGACCGAGATTTAGAGAACGGTGGACGGCTGGACAAGCAGTCACTAAAACTCAGCGAAGAGTTCGGCGAGTTATGCGCAGGCTATCTCAAGAAGAATGAGAAGCTGACCAAGGACAGCATCGGAGATTGCGCAGTTGTGATTGTTGGGCTTGCATTGCTGATAAAAGAGGATGCGCAAGGGATATTCAAGGATTCTGAAAGCTTCAGAGAAAAAGAAGTTATGGAATGTTTTAAATCTTTGAATGTTCACATTAGCGATTTTCAGTTATCGCAAGATTTAGCAGACAAGAAAATGTGCAGGCATAATCTGATGTGTGCAGTCCGCTATTTAAGAATAATCAGCAATGCTCTTGGTTATAGCTTTGAAGAATGCTTTGAACTGGCTTACCAAGAAATCAAAGACCGCAAGGGTCGTTGGATTGACGGTTCGTTTGTCAAAGAGGAGGATTTGGGATGATACCGAAATTTAGAGTGTGGGATAACTGGCGTAAGAGAATGTCGGTGGTTGATAGGATTTATATAGACACTGAAGGAGTTCGCTTATATGATGACTTTGGAGAGTATTGGAGAGATTTTAGAGATGTCAAGCTCATGCAATCAACAGGACTCAAGGATAAGAACGGTAAAGAGGTATTCATCGGTGATATCGTTAAATGTACAAGAGGATGTTCCCATGAAGTGTATCTAGAAAAAGAATATGGCGGTATGTTCATAGGCGGAATGCCTGCTGTATATCTAAAAGGATTGGGAGAAGGATATGCATGGACTGAGCATGAAGAAATCATCGGCAATATCTACGAAAATCCGGAGCTTTTGGAGGATTTAACATGACAGACAACATAAACAACCCAAGCCATTACATCGGGACTTATGGTCTCGAAGTGAAGGATGTTACGAGAAATTTCATCAAAGGCAAGGCAGAAATGGAAGCACATCACTGGTGCAGTGCAGTCGAGTATTTACTTCGCTACAAAGAAAAGAATGGTATCGAAGACCTGAAGAAAGCTAGAAAAAATTTAGACTGGCTGATTGAGGAGATGGAACATGAGTGAATATGCTCTTTATCAAGGAGATGTGTTCATAACATTAGGTACTCTTGCTGAAGTCAGTAAAGAAACGGGTATTGCTGAACGGATGTTGAAGTATTATACTTTTGCATCCACGCAAAGAAGAAATCCAAATGGTAGGGCAGTCGTAAAGATTGAGGTAGATGATGAATAGAGAAGATAAGAATTTTCCAGAACAGTTACGTATTTGGCGAAAATCAAGAAGATTGAATCAGACCCAAGCCGGAAAGGTTCTCGGTGTTTCAGTAAATACGATTGGCCATTGGGAGGGTGGCAAGGTACCATCTGAACGCTTTAGAAAAAGAATAGCTGACGAGTTAGGAGTCGAGGAATCAATTTTATTTAATGTAGTACCCAAAGAGTTCAATACCATTTTGAAAATGAAACGACTAGAGTGTAAACTGACTCAAAAAGAGCTTGGTGAACGATTAGGATATTCTGAAGCGACGATTAGCATTTGGGAAAATGGTGGCAGAATTTCAGAGTTTGCCATCGAAGACATCTGCACATTTTTTGGGATTGAGATATAAAAAAAGAGCCAGCACACGGCTGACCCTCATAGCAACAAATCATTAACACTATTATATCATGAGGAGGAGTTCGTGTGCAAATAGAATTATTAGATATCATTGATGAAAAGAAAACCAGAAAGGAAGCTATCAAAGTCCTTAAAAAATACAGTCGCCTGAGACGGATAGCTGGAGAAGAATACGCCCCCAAAATAACAATATCCTACTCGCTTGAACCAAGATCATCAAGTGGCAAGACAAGCAAGCAGGTAGAAAGTATGGTTGTGCGTAGAGTGTCAGCTCAGCAGGACCTAGAGCTAATCGCTAAAGCAATCAACAATCTTTCCGATTTAGAATACACACGTATTCTTGTTGAACGATATTGCAGGAAAAAGAAGAGGGAAGACTATAGCATTTATTCAGAACTAGGCTACTCATCTAGTGAATATTATCGGATATTGAACAAAGCTCTATTAGAGTTTGCGGAGTCCTATCAAGCAAGCAACCTTCTAGTTTACAAGTGATTTTTGGGAAAATCTTGGGAAAAATCTGGGAAAATCTTGGGAGAATTGGAGCGGAAAAAGGTGCTAAAATAGTATTATCCAATGATTGGGAACACACAGTCATGAGGACTCCTACAAATGCAGAGGCTTTTGCCTCTTAGACAGTAAGGACAGGTTAGCAGGTTGTTTGGGTCTCCTTGAAACTTTTACCAAGCGTGCGTTTTACTGCTAGACCAGCTGGTTCAATTCCAGCTACTGTCATATTCAATGCCACGACCAGTGGCTTTTTATGTAGAAAGGAGAGGTACATGAAGAAAGTAGAACCAATTCGTGATCTAGATGACATTGAACGAATGAAGAATTATTTGAAATCAAAGAGTGAACGAAACTATATTCTCTTCTTGTTTGGGATATACTCAGGTCTACGAGTAAGCGACATTGTTCCTCTTCAAGTAAAACATGTTACTCAAGACAGAATTGAAATTAAAGAGAAAAAGACAGGAAAAATAAGAAGGTTCGCAGTTAACCCAGAGTTAAGAAAAGCCCTGAACCGTTACATAAAAGAAAATAATCTTGAAAGTTACGACTACCTCTTTCCGAGCAGAAAGAAAGTTAGGGGCGACGGACTTAGAATTAAACACATAGGAAGAGTAGCTGTGTATCAATTTTTAAATGATGCAGCAAATCATTCTGGACTTGAACACATTGGTACCCATTCGATGAGAAAAACATTTGGATACCATCACTACAAACAGAATGGTAATATAGCTATCTTAATGCAGATACTTAATCACTCTGCACCAGATATAACATTGGACTATATTGGCTACAATCAAGATGAAATAGATGAAAGTATGCTTACTTTTACGTATTAAAAACATATCTATTTATCATATTGAGAAACGGTAAATTCAATAAATTAGAAATGTGGCTGAAGCATTGTCTAGACTGAGTTAAAGCAGGTTCTCTCGAAAGTCACAAAATATAAGATATGTTAAATACAATAGGGGGTCGGTGCACTAAAAACACCCCTGCTTTGAAAGATACCGAGGGGGTGCATTTGAGAATACCAACCCCTCCCCTAAAAAAGAAAGGACCCCCTCCCTAGATGAATACCAACCCCCTCCGTGCAGACCGTAGCGGACCACACAGAGTAGCCTTTGAGAAGAACAAGAAGATTATCTTAAAGACAAGAAATACTTGTGGGATATGCGGTCAGCCTGTTGACAAAGACCTGAGGTATCCTCATCCATTAAGTCCAGTCATTGATCACATCGTTCCAGTAAATAAGAACGGACATCCATCCGACATAGCTAACTTGCAGTTGGCGCATTGGCAATGCAATAGACAGAAGTCTGACAAGCTATATGCTGATGAGAAGACAAATGGAACAAAGGTAATTGGAAATAGGAATTTGCCACAAAGTACAGATTGGTTTAAGTACAAGGGTTAAAGAAAAGATACGTGATTGAGAAAAGGACAGTGTTCCTACCAAGGTGGGGGGATGACCCCCTCCCCCTCGGTGCTTCAGGGCTTCACACCGTCACTGTACATTTTTTCTCGCGGGAAATGAAAGGTAGTTGTATAAAATGACATTGAAAGGTATGGGCTATCTCAGGAAGAAGTTAGCCAACTATAAAATGGGTGTAGATACTAGATATAATCAGTATGCTATGCAACACAATGACATAGATGTTGGTATTACGATACCACCTCAAATCAGGCAACAATATCGAGCAGTCTTAGGTTGGGCTGCTAAGGGTGTTGACAGTCTTGCAGACCGTTTGGTCTTTCGTGAGTTTGCTAATGATGATTTTGAGGCTAATGAAATCTTTGCACAGAACAATCCTGATGTATTCTTTGATAGCGCGATCCTTTCAGCTCTGATTGGATCGTGTTGTTTTGTTTACATTTCGCAAGGAGACGATGATGACGCTCCTAGGTTGCAGGTTATTGAGGCAAGCAATGCGACTGGCGTTCTCGATCCTATCACTGGTTTGCTGACAGAGGGCTATGCCGTTTTGAAACGGGATGACAATGGTTATGCCGTGCTTGAGGCTTATTTTACTAGTGATGTAACTTGGTTCTATCCGAAAGATGGAAAGCCGTTTGCAATCGGAAATCCAACTGGGGTTCCTTTGTTGGTGCCAGTTATTCATAGACCTGATGCGGTCCGTCCTTTTGGTCGGTCACGAATTACTCGGGCTGGGATGTACTATCAGAGATATGCTAAACGAACACTTGAGCGGTCAGACGTGACTGCTGAATTCTATTCATTCCCTCAAAAGTATGTGTTGGGATTGAGTCAAGACGCTGAGGCGATTGATACTTGGAAAGCGACTGTGTCTAGCTTGCTTACGTTTACAAAAGATGATGAAGGGGACAAGCCGAATGTGGGACAATTCACCACATCCAGCATGTCTCCTTTTACTGAGCAGTTACGGACTGCAGTTGCTGGCTTTGCTGGGGAGATGGGCTTGACCTTGGATGATCTTGGATTTGTTTCAGATAATCCATCATCTGTTGAAGCTATAAAGGCTAGTCATGAGAACTTACGGTTAGCTGGGCGGAAGGCTCAGCGCTCTCTGGGCTCTGGTTTGCTGAATGTGGCTTATGTGGCTACTTGTTTACGTGATGAGTTTCCATATTTGAGGAAACAGTTCAATAAAACGGTCGTGAAGTGGGAGCCTTTGTTTGAGGCGGATGCTAACATGCTGACTTTGATTGGTGATGGTGTTATTAAATTAAACCAAGCGGTGCCTGGCTATATGGATGCTGAAACCATCCGTGACTTGACTGGAATTAAAGGGTCAGACAAGCCTGCTCCAGTATTGAAGGAGGTTGCAGATGGTGGAGGATATCGTTCCGAGCCTGCTCAAGAAAATCAAGTCTGAGTTTGAAGGTGCTAGGCTAGACAGCGAGGTCTTGAAAGACTTGCTGTCTAAATTGCAACATAGCAAGGCAAGTTATTTGGATGCCAATCAATATGCTATCGAAATTGGGGAGATACTTTCTAAGGCTCTGGGAGCCTCTCTGACGAACGAAACACTACCAGACGGTAAAATGTATTATAATATCGCTCAACGTGTACTGACGGACGTTCTGGGGCGAAATCATGAGCTTGTGAGTGATTACGCTGGTAAGGTTCAGAAGGATTTAAATCAAAAAGCAAAGATTGGAATTGCTGTTCAAACTCCGAAATTAAACAAAGATAAAATAGACGGTTTTGTCAATCGTCTATCTAGTGAAGATAGCTTTAAAGATGTGAATTGGATTCTAAAAGAACCTATAGTCAACTTTAGTCAAAGTATTGTTGATGATTTTATTCAAAAGAATGCCGAAGCGCATCATAAAGCAGGTTTAAAACCTGAAATTACTCGTAGAGCTGTTAGTAATTGTTGTGACTGGTGCCAAAGTTTGGAGGGGACCTACATTTATCCAAAGGTTCCAAAGGGTGTTTATGCGAGACATAATTGTTGTAATTGCACGGTCGATTATGACCCTAAATCAGGAAAAAAACAAAACGTTTGGAATAAAACGTGGAGGTGATCCGATATCTCCCAGTGACAGGGTTATCATGCGATACGATTGAAAGGACAGAAAGATGGAAAACACGATTGATTTTTCAGAGAAAAAGTCTAGTCTGGAGCGTGGTGCTTCCGTGAAAGAAATTTTGGAGGAAAATCTTGAGGCTAGTCATGACTACACTTCGGTATTGGTAGTTTCTTTGGATAAAGATGGTGAGATAAATCTTGGCTATAGCTGGGATAGTAGTTTGCAGGCATTAGGAATGTTAGATGTTGCTAAAAACTATATTTTGAACGTAATCAATTAAATCATCCCAGCGATAGGGTTATCATGCGATACGATTGAAAGGAGCAGTGGATGGCTAGAAAGAAACTTGGCAATCAGAATCCTACTCAATCGGTAATTTTAAAGTACGTCAAGAAAAATTCTAAGGCGAAAGAAGCGGTAGAAATCTACGAGCGGACGGGTCTTTCTTGCTACGCTTGGCAAGTCAATCTGTTGACCTCTATCATGGCGGTTGACAAGGATGGTTTGTGGGTGCATCAAAAATTTGGCTACTCTATTCCTCGTCGTAATGGGAAGTCTGAACTCTTGTACCTTTTTGAACTTTGGGGCCTGCATAATGGACTAAACATCCTACACACGGCCCATCGAATATCTACCTCCCATTCCTCTTTTGAAAAGGTTAAACGATACCTTGAAAAAATGGGATATGTGGATGGTGAGCACTTTAGCTCTATACGAGCCAAGGGACAAGAGCGGATTGAACTGTTTGACGGTGGTGGAATTGTACAATTCCGTACCAGAACATCCAATGGTGGTTTGGGGGAAGGTTTTGACCTTCTTGTAATCGATGAGGCTCAGGAATATACAACTGAGCAGGAATCGGCATTGAAATATACGGTAACGGATAGTAGCAATCCAATCACAATCATGTGTGGGACACCTCCTACACCTGTTTCAAATGGGACGGTATTCACAAATTACCGTAAGACTTGCCTGTTTGGGAAAGGAAAATACTCTGGTTGGGCAGAATGGTCAGTTTCTGAGGAAAAAGAGATTGAAGATGTCGATGCCTGGTATAACTCCAATCCCTCTATGGGTTATCATTTGAATGAGCGGAAGATAGAAGCTGAGCTTGGTGATGATAAGCTAGACCATAACGTGCAGCGTTTGGGTTATTGGCCTGAATACAACCAGAAATCTGCTATTTCGGAAACGGAATGGAATGAGTTGTGTGTTGACTCTATGCCTGATTTATCAGGTAAGTTGTTTGTCGGAGTCAAATATGGTCAAGATGGCGCAAACGTGGCGTTGAGTATTGCTGTTCGTACAGTAGATGAGAGGATTTTTGTTGAGACGATTGACTGTCAGTCAGTCCGTAACGGAAATGACTGGATCTTGGATTTTGTGAAGCGTGCCGATGTGGCTACTATCGTAGTCGATGGGGCAAGCGGTCAGAAAATCCTTGATGAAGAGTTGAAGAAGGAACGCATGAAGAGCGTGATATTGCCTACGGTCAAGGAAATCATCGTGGCTAACTCTATGTGGGAACAAGGGATTTATCAAAAAACCTTGTGCCATGCTGGTCAACCGTCTTTGAAGAAAATCACAACCAACTGCGAGAAGCGGAACATCGGTTCAAACGGTGGGTTTGGCTATCGCTCGCATTTTGCGGATATGGATATTTCTTTGATGGATAGCGCCTTGCTTGCGCATTGGGCTTGTGTGACAACTAAGCCTAAGAAAAAGCAAAAAATCAGTTATTAAGAAGAGCGGTTGAGAGACTGCTTTTTTTGATGCCTAAAAAATTACCGAACTGCCGGGGAAGCAGGAGAAAGGAGACATGAAGATGTCTGAATTTAAAATCATTGAAACACAGGAAGAGCTTGACAATATCGTTAAAGAGCGCATCAGACGTGAGCGTGAAAAATATAGCGATTATGAAGAGCTTAAAAACCGTGTCTCAGAGCTTGAAACTGAAAACAGTGCTTTGAAGTCAACTGTTGAAGATGATAAGCAAACCAGAGCGGATTTAGACGCTCAAATCACAGACTTGCAAGGAAAAGTAACGAATTACGAAACCGCAAGTCTTCGCACTCGTATCGCACTACAGAATGGCTTGCCTTATGACTTGGCTGACCGTCTTCAAGGTGCTGACGAAGAGGCATTGAGGGCTGATGCTGAGCGTCTAGCTGGTTTTATGCGTCCAGCACCAGTACCGCAAGCACCTCTAAAAGACGTGGAGCCAGAGGTTTCTAGTGGAAAAGAGCTAGAAATGCGACAAATGCTTAAAGAAATGAATTTTCACAAATAAAGGAGTAATAACATGACAGACAATTCGCTAAAGACAGCAACACTTTTTAAACCAGAACTTGTAAAAGAAATGATCAGCAAGGTTCAAGGACGTTCCGTACTTGCTAAACTTTCAAACCAAACGCCTATCCCATTCAATGGAGTAGAGCAATTCATCTTCAACCTTGAAGGAAATGCGCAAATCGTTGGAGAAGGCGAACAAAAGCAAGCAGGAAAAGCTACTATTACTTCAAAAGTAATCAAACCGCTTAAATTTGTATACCAAGCCCGTATCACAGAAGAATTTAAGTACATGTCTGAAGCTAAACAACTTGAGTATCTATCTCAATTCGCAGATGGCTTCTCTAAGAAAATCGCAGAAGCGTTTGATATCGCGGCGCTTCATGGACTTGAGCCAAAAGGCATGACACCAGCTTCTTTCAAGGACACTAACTCTTTTGATGGCGTTGTAACAGGTACTACAGTAACTTACGACGAAACAAAAGTTGATGAAAACATTGATACAGCGGTTCAAGCTATCGTAGCAAAAGGTGGGGAAGTAACAGGTATCGCCATTTCACCAGCCGCAGGTCAAGCACTTGCTAAAGTTAAAGTAAACGGTGTCGTACAATATCCAGAGTTCCGCTTTGGTCAAAATCCAGACTCATTCTTCGGAATGAAATCTGACGTAAACAAAAACTTGACGATTTCAGGAAGCGCAGACCAAGACCATGCTATCGTTGGGGACTTTGAAAATCGCTTCAAATGGGGATATTCTGAAAATATCCCATTAGAAATCATCGAATATGGTGATCCAGATGGTGCAGGCCGTGACCTTAAAGCCTACAATGAAATCTGTTTGCGTGCAGAAGCCTTTATCGGTTGGGGCATTCTTGACGCAGACGCTTTTGCTCGTGTTAAGGCTTAAGACCTATGGCTTTATACCGTGATACAAAAACGGGCGCTGTAATCTCTTCCGATTCTCTAATCGGGGGAGATTGGGTGCCTGTGGAAGATACGGCACCAAGCGGAGCGGATTTGACCGTAGCGGAATTAAAGTCTAGTTTGGATGAATTAGGCATTGATTACGATAAGAGTTCAAAAAAATCCGATTTGGTAGCCTTGTACGAGGAAAACAAGGGTTAAGCTATGGGAACTTTTGCAAAGATTGAAGACTTGGAATTGTTATGGCGCTCGTTGAAATTTGATGAGCGTGCAAGGGCTGAGGCTTTGTTGGAAGTTGTATCTAATTCTTTGCGAGTGGAAGCTGAAAAAGTCGGTAAAGACCTTGACGATATGGTGGCAGAAAGCATGTCATTCGCTAGTGTTGCCAAGTCTGTCACGGTCGATATCGTGGCACGAACCCTCATGACCTCAACAGACCATGAACCAATGACTCAAGTTTCTGAAAGTGCCTTGGGTTATTCTTTTAGTGGTTCTTACCTTGTCCCTGGAGGCGGTCTCTTTATTAAAGACACCGAACTCAAAAGGCTTGGTTTGAAGAAAAAACAACGATATGGAGCGATTGAAATTTATGACCTACCTAAAAGGAATCCCTGTCATTTTAATAGACAAGGTGGAAATTGGTAACGACGATTTCGGTCATCCAATCCATCGTGATGTTGAGATTGAGGTTCAAAATGTATTGGTTGCTCCAACTTCATCAGAGGACGTCATCAATCAAATGAATTTGACTGGGAAAAAGGCGGAATATACACTTGGTATTCCCAAAGGAGATACTAACAAGTGGGAAAACCGTGAGGTTAAGTTTTTTGGTCGCAAATGGCGGACGATTGGCATCCCTCAAGAGGGAATTGAGTCAATGATTCCATTATCTTGGAATAGAAAGGTTATGGTTGAAGTTTATGAGTGATATGAAATTTCAATTGAACTCGGCTGGCGTGTCTGCCTTGCTACGTTCTTCCGAAATGCAGGGTATTTTGAGGGAAAAAGGGCAAGGGATTGCAAGTAGAGCAGGTGAGGGATTTGAATTGACTGTATCTCCAGGGCAAAAACGTGCCAATGCAAAGATTAGTACGACTGATATCAAGAGCATGGCTAGAAATAAAAAACATAATATTTTACTGAAGGCTATGAGATGATCGAATTAGTTATAAAGAAATTTTTGGACGGACAGTTAGATGTTCCGTCTTTTTTTGAGCATAAACCGAAAATGCCTGAAAGTTATGTCATTTTAGAAAAGACTGGAAGCGGTGGAAGCGACTACGTTCATTCCGCCACATTCGCTTTTCAAAGTTATGCACCATCAATTCAAAAGGCTGCTGAGCTGAATGAGAAAGTCAAGAAAGTAGTTGAGGATCTCGTCACGATTAACGAAGTTAGCGGTGTGCATCACAATAGTGACTACAACTTTACAGACACGGAAACGAAGCAATATCGATATCAAGCGGTATATGACATTAATTATTTTTAAAAAGGAGGTGTAGTTTTGGCGCCAGAATTAGAAGCGACAGAAGTAAGAACACCAAGTGCAGAATCAACAGGAGGAAAGAATATGACGACTGCATCAGCATCAAATGTAACGGCTGCTAAGCCGAAAGCAAGTGGAGCAATTGCAAGTGCACCACTAGGGACATTATTGCCAACTGATTCAAAATCAGATTTAAATCCAGCATTTAAATCGCTAGGATATATCTCGGAAGACGGTATCACTAATGAAAACTCACCAGAAAGTGAAGAAGTCAAAGCCTGGGGTGGACAAACAGTCTTGTCTTCTCAGACCGAAAAGAAAGATACCTTTAAATTTAAGTTAATTGAAAGTCTTAATGTAGAAGTCCTTAAAGAAGCTTATGGTGCAGATAATGTTACAGGAACTTTATCAACCGGGATTACTGTTAAGGCAAATTCAAACGAATTGCCAGAGCACTCATTGGTAATTGACATTCTCCTAAAAAATAAAAACTTCCAACGTATCGTCATTCCTCGTGGCAAGGTGAGCGAAATTGGAGAAGTTAGCTATAAAGATGGTGAGCCAATTGGTTATGAACTAACTATTACCGCTTTACCAGACGACCAAGGAAATACACATTACAAGTACATTCAAGGAGCGTAAAATAGATGAGTAAAACATTCAAAGGGGAAACGAAGTCAGGTTTTAAATTCGAAATTTCTGAGCGTCGTTTAAATAACTATGAATTGTTGGAATTGATTGGTGAAGTTGACGAAGGACAAGGTCAAGTCTTTCCTAAAGTTGTAAAACTTTTATTCGGAGATGAGCAAGCCAAGGCTTTTAAAGACCATCTAAGAGAAGAAGATGGCATCGTGCCAAATGATAAAATGGCAGATGAAATCAAGAGTGTTTTTGAATCAGTTAACGGCTTAAAAAAATCCTAGTCCTCGCTCAGATGATTAATTTGGACGAAGATGCCCTTGTCTGTGACTTGGCGGAAACCTACCAGATATACGACTACAAACAGCTACCTTTAAATCAGGTGGCTGTTTTTGCGTATGGTTTGCGCGACGATTCACGGATAAAGCAGATCATGTCTGACCAAATCGTCCCTCTTGAAACGACGTTACTTGCAAATATCGTAGACAGACTGTCTCTTTCTTTGTGGTTGCAAACCAAGGATGGCCAAAAGGGTGTTAATCGCCCGACATCAATCGCTGAATTGCTAACAAAAAATCACAAAGAAGAGAGTGACGAAAGGGATTATCTCGTCTTTGAATCTGGTGAGGATTTTGAAAACTATCGCAAGGTTTTACTTGCGAAAACAGGAGGTGAGGAATAGTGGCGACCGAATTAGGAAAAGCCTATGTACAAATCATTCCATCCGCTAAAGGCATTAGTGGCATGATTCAAAAGGAAATGGGTGGTGAAGTTGCCTCTGCTGGCGTTAGTGCAGGCGAATCCCTCGGATCCAAAATGATGGGCGCTGTTTCAGGAGTTATTGCTGCTGCTGGAATTGGTCAGGCAATCGGAGCATCGATAAACGAAGGGGCAGCACTCCAACAATCGCTTGGTGGTATCGAAACCCTATTTAAAGATTCAGCTGATAAGGTCAAAGGTTTTGCAAACGAGGCCTATAAGACAACTGGTCTGTCAGCCAATGCCTATATGGAAAATGTTACAGGTTTCTCAGCAAGCTTATTGCAATCTCTTGGTGGAGATACAGATAAAGCAGCAGAAACAGCTAACATGGCCATGATTGATATGTCGGATAATGCTAATAAGATGGGGACATCTATGGAAAGCATTCAACTTGCGTATCAAGGTTTCGCCAAACAAAACTATACCATGCTAGATAACCTTAAATTGGGTTATGGTGGTACGAAGCAAGAAATGCAACGGCTTTTGTCCGACGCAGAAAAATTGACAGGCGTTAAGTATGACATGAATAACTTGTCAGATGTTTATAGCGCCATTCACGCTATCCAAGAGAATTTGGACATCACTGGCACAACAGCAAGAGAAGCAGCAACAACTTTTACTGGTTCATTTGAATCTATGAAAGCAGCTGCTCAGAACGTTCTTGGAAAGTTGTCTTTGGGTGAAGATATTCAACCTGCACTACAAGCTTTGATGGAAACGACATCCACATTTCTTTTCGGAAACCTAATTCCGATGATTGGAAATATTTTGAAGCAAATTCCTAACCTTATTTTAGGAGGAATCAAGGGTGTTTTCAGTGGAATCTTTGGCGAAGGTCTAGGAAGTATCATGGGTGGTATCGTTACCGCTCTTGGTTCTGCATTTTTAGCTTTTAAAGCATTTTCGGCAGTCTCGGGATTGCTATCTGGAATACCTGCTGTCTTAACGACAATTAAAACAGCAGTCACGGGTCTATTTACTGCTATGAGTGCCAATCCAATTGGAATTGCAATCGCTGCGATTGCTGCATTAACTGCAGGCTTGGTTTATTTCTTCACTCAAACTGAGATGGGGAGACAAATCTGGCAAGGCTTCATGGATTGGTTCTCTGGTGTGTGGCAGTCTGTCGCACCAGTCTTGACCGAAGTTTGGAATGGTATTGTTGAAACAGCTACAACCGTCTGGAACAATATGATGGCTGTTGTTGCTCCAATTATCCAAGCGGTTGTTGATTTTATCAGGTCTGCTTGGGACGGTATTTCCCTATGGTGGACTGAAAATCAAGGTTTGATTCAACAAACGTTCACAACGGTTTGGAATGCTATCCAGACAGTCATTCAGACGGTCATGCCAATTATCCAATCTATAATCGAAACAGCTATGAATATTCTCGGACCTTTCATTGAAGGGACTTGGAATAATATTTGTACGGTTGTAACAACGGTTTGGGAATTGATTAAGATTGCTATTCAGACGGCTATGGATGTTATCAGTGGCATTATAAAAGCAGTCATGGCTATCATCAATGGTGACTGGGGCACCGCGTGGAATGCTATAAAAGGAGTCGGTGAGGCAATTTGGAACGGGTTGTCTGCTGCAGGTAAGGCTATCTTTGATGGTTTTGCTCAGATATTATCTAACATCTGGAACACGATCAAATCTGTCGCAAGCAGTGCTTGGGAAGGTTTGAAATCAACAGTCTTAGGTCTGATTGATGGACTTGTCCAAGGAGCTCAGCGAGCATGGGAGAGTATGAAGCAAGGTGTTAGTGACCTTGTAAGCAATGTTACGAGTATCTTTGACGGTATCCGAAACATTGACCTTTGGGAAGCTGGTAAGGCTATCCTTGATGGATTCCTTGGTGGTTTGAAATCCGCTTGGAGTGCAGTTACTGACTTCGTCGGTGGTATAGCTGGTTGGATTGCTGATCACAAAGGTCCGATTGAGTATGACCGCAAGCTCTTGATTCCTGCTGGTAATGCGATTATGCAAGGTTTGAATAGAGGGTTGCAAGACCGTTTCAAAGATGTTAAGAAATCGGTCGGTGGAATGGCTGGCGAGATCTCAAACGCATTTTCAAATGATGATTTTGGCTTGAGTGGAACGCCTACCATTGCCAAAAATATTGAAGCAAGTTTGGCTATGCCAAGCGCTCAAATTGAGGCAAAAGATAGTCAAACTGTGTCTGAGATAGCGATTCTGAGAGCAAGTATGGAGAAGATCCTTACTGCTATCCTTGAAAAGCCGTCAGATACTTACCTAGACGCTGATAAAATTTCAATGAGCGTCTACCAACGTCAAGGTGCGATTTATGCTAGGGAGGGAATTTAATGGAATACATGATTATCAATGGTTTCAATACTTCAACCATTCCTAACTGTGTCGTGACAGATTTTGGCGAGGTAGAGGCTGCTAAACCTAAGGTGTCAGAAACAGCCACCCTTTTTGGGGTCAACGGGAATTACCGTGTTTTGGACGGTGCTTATGAGAGTTATGAACGAACGTTTGCCTTTTACCTTCCAAGGACGGTAGACCCGTCTAAAATCGTTGAGAGATTCCAACCAAATGATAATACGCTAGAGTTTAGCTACCAGCTAGGCTCTTTATTTTATGCTGATTTTGTCAGCGCAAAATACAAACCTCAAGGCATGCACGGCTGGAAATTAGAAATCAAGCTGAGTATGCAACCGTTCCGCTATCAGAAAAATGTTGCTCCTCTGGTCTTTACCGCAAGTGGCAATGTCAACAATCCAGGCTCTGTCTATAGTGAGCCTGTAATTGAGATTGAGGGGGACGGAGATATTTCGTTGACTATCGGACGGACAACTATGCACTTGACCATTAGACGAAAAGTGACCATTGATTGTAGACATAAGAAACAGAATATCTACAACGCAGATGGCGCGGTTCAAAATACGCTACGAAAACGTGGAGGCTTTTTTGAGTTGGCTGTTGGTAATAACGGTCTGGTCTTTACTGGTGCGGTTCGTAAGGTCACAGTTCGGCCGAATTGGAGGTATATCTTATGATTTATCTTACTGAAGGCAATACGCCTTTAAATGAGGCCTACAATGACGAAATCGTTCAGGAACGAAACAATACCTATCAACTGACCTTTCGTTTTCCTACATCGGATCCCAAGTGGGAATTGCTGAAAGAGGAAACCTTTTTGACAGCTGATGACCTGCATGGTGAGCAGGATTTTTATATTTTTGAGGTTGAAAGACAACAAGGGTATATCCAAGTCTACGCTAATCAGGTTATCAGTCTGTTAAATAATTACATCGTCAGTTCTATCGATGTTGATCGTGTCAGTGGGACAAGGGTATTAAGCGCATTGGCTGGTAGCATTACTAGAACCAATCCCTTTTCTTTTTTCTCGGATATTGACGACAGGCATACGCTCAATATTAAGGATAAGAATGCTATGGAAGTCTTGGCCAAAGACAAGCACTCTATCCTTGGTCAGTGGGGCGGAGATATGGTGCGAAATGGCTACAACTTACGCTTGTTGAAGAATGGCGGTTCTGAAAATGAATCGCTTTTTATGTACAAGAAAAATCTATCTAGCTACCAGCATAAGACCTCAACGAAGTCTTTGAAAACTCGGATAACCTTTAAAACGACCGTCAAAGGAGAGGGAGAAAAGGCGCCTGACGTTGATTATGTAGTGGTGATTGATAGTCCCTTGCTTGGGAAATATACCCAAATCTATGAAGCAGTTGTTGAGGTCAATGACCAGAATGTCAAAGACCAAGCTAGTTTGATTGAATACGGAAAGCAGTATTTTCGGACAAGTATGTGCGACATGCTGGAAGATAACCTTGAAATTTCAGTTGTCGGCCAGAGCGATGCAGCGGTTCGGATGTTCGATGTGGTCAGCATCTACCATGAATGGTACGGGCTTGATGTTCGTAAGAAAATCACGAAATACACCTATTCGCCAATGGCAAAACGCCTGAAATCAATTGGTTTTGGGACATTCCAATCCAGTCTTGCGAATGCGATAGGTGGGATTGTAAATGATGCCGTTTTGAATGAAAGCCGAAATCTGCATAAGATTTTTGAAGAACGTTTGAAAAAGGAAATCGCAAATGCTGACCGTGCGTTTGATGCTGAGTTTGCCAAACGTGAGAAAGCTATCACAGATGCCATCGAGCAGTACAAGGCCAAGGCGGAAGAAGTCAAGCAAGACATCTCAAGTGAAATCGATAAACGGTTCCAAAACTTCGACAATGCTTCTATACAAGAAGCTAAGCGTAAGGCTGAAGAAGCATTGAAAAAAGCTGGGGCAAGTAGTTCTCTAGCTAACGAAGCTAAGACTATCGCTGATCAGTCGTCTACTGAGATGAACCAATTCAAACAAGAGTCAAGCAAGGCTCAACGTGATTTATCAGAGAATGTAAATCGCTTCAAGTCTGAGTTACAACAAAGTCTAGCTGGTAAAGCGGACAATGCTACAGTCGAACAGACTGAAAGAGCATTAAGGCAAAAATTTGAAAGCCTATCAACTGATACGCTTGGAAAAATCAATGCAGCTAAGACCGAGTTTGAAAAGACTGCCCAAGGGTTATCCACAAAAATCACCAAGGTTGAAACCTATGTCGATAATGACGGTCAAAGACAAGATGATTTAAAGCGTTATGCTCGTGAAGAAAGTGCTAGTCAGGCTAGAGCAGTTCGTGAAGATGTAACAAGGGATTTTGTTGGTAAAAGTACTTTCCAAGAAAGCGTTCAGGGTGTTGAAAGACGATTGGAAAGCCTCTCTCTTGGAACAAGTGGAAACTTGCTGAAAAATAGTAATGACGGTTTTTATAACCAGCACGATAAACGATATAGACTTGTTGAAACCTTGCAAGCAAATCAGACTTATACTCTTGTAACGAAATATTGGCACGGAGAGAATGCGGCTGGTCACACTTTTCTAGACGGAATTGGGAATTGGCGACGTCTTACTTATAATAAGGCAATAGACGCCTGGATGGTGCAATTTACACCCACTCAAGAAATCCCAGCTGGTACTGAAATCACTTTGTCTTCCGACCCGTATGAATCAAAAGGGAATATGCATTGGGCGACACTTGTTCGTGGTGCTATTCCTTTGGTACATTGGCTACCTGCTAAAGGTGATGTAGAGGAAGGCGTTAGGCAGAAGCTGGCCGAATTCAAAGAAACTGTAGACGGTCGGTTTGCTACGATTTCTAGCCAAATAAATGGCAAAGCAAATCAGAGCGACTTCCAACGTGTGAAGGAAACTAGTCAGCTATATGAGAGGATTATCGGTAGCAGTGAGAATGACATCTCGAATAAGGTCGCTCGCATGGCACTGACTAATCAGCTATTTCAGGTTGAGGTGGCTAAAAGCCTTGGAAGCGACAATAACTTAATTGTTCGCTCGAAGTCAATGGATAGGCATACGCTAGTCAATGATGGCAACACTAAGAGAGTATTTGTGAGCAACGGTATATTTACCATTCGATGCACTGGTAATTCAGGATATACATTCGCAGGATTCACACTACCACTCTACATCGATAGAATGGCCAGAGGTGAGACATACACTCTTAATTTCAAGTACCGCATTATGGAACGATTAGACCATAAATTCGGGGTTGCTGTTAAAAATCACCAGGCAAATGATGCAGTTTTTGTTTCAGATGTAGCCACAAGTTCAACTTCAGCTTCAAGCGTTTGGAGAGTGTTTAATGAAACATACACTATCTCCAGAGATTTCGAATTTGAAGATAATAGACTTTATCCATTCTATTTCTATTTGGCTAAAAATGGCTGGGTTGAAATTAAAGAGATAATGCTTGTTCGTGCTTCTCAAACGAACGGATACAAAGCTAGTCAATTTGATGATATGTCCGAAGCGGTTCGCTCGGTTCAAAGTCAACTGGCAGGATCATGGTCGGTTCAAAACATCAATAGTGCGGGTGATTTGATTTCAGGAATCAATCTTGGCGCTAATGGCCATAACAGATTTGTCGGAAAACTGACCCACATAACTGGCGAGACTCTGATTGATAAGGCAGTTATCAAGTCGGCTATGGTTGATAAGTTAAAGACTGCTAACTTTGAAGCAGGTTCGGTCACGACTACGATATTAGATGCTGAAGCGGTCACGGCTGATAAAGTGAGATTTGATGATGCGTTTATTAGGAAAATGATTGCAAATGAAGCATTTATTGACCAGCTGACATCTAAGCGAATTTTTGCGACAAAAGTCGAGTCAGTTGTTTCTAGTTCAACATTCCTAGAAGCCTATCAAGGCCGAATCGGTGGATTTACACTTGGTCAATTTGACCAGGGTGGCGGTCGCTGGATTTCGGGCGTCAATCAGTTCTCTGTTGGTATGGGGAATGGAGCTGGTTATGGAGTCCGGACAGCCTTCTGGGCGAACTGGGGAAATAATTGGAACTATGCCGGACCTAAAGCATGGAACGTCAATACCGATGGGAAAATGTATTGTAGGAATGAAGTCGGTTTTTATGATCAAGTGGATTTTTCAAATGCATCGCGAGCAAACTTTTATGGGACTACTACTTTTTCTCGTTCCCCTATATTTTCAAATGGTATTGAACTTGGAGACAAAGACGTCTTTGGTGATGGTTGGAATCCTAAAGGTGGAAGGAATGCGGTTGTTTGGTGGAATCAGGTCGGTAGTGGTAGCGTGAAGTACTGGATGGAACAAAAATCAGACAGACGCTTAAAAGAGAACATCACAGATACAGCTGTGAAAGCCTTGGATAAAATCAACAGATTAAGAATGGTTGCATTTGATTTCATCGAAAGTAAGAAACATGAGGAGATTGGTCTAATAGCTCAAGAGGCTGAAACCATCGTTCCAAGAATTGTCTCACGAGATCCTGAAAATCCAGATGGCTATCTGCATATCGACTATACCGCTTTCGTACCTTATTTAATTAAAGCCATCCAAGAATTAAATCAAAAAATCAACTTAATGGAGGAAAAATATGGATCAATCATTTGACCAATTAGTAACAGAATCACTTGCTAAACGCTTATCTGATGCAGAATTGCGTTGCGCACAATTAGAGGCACTCTATACGCTGACTGCTAAAGAATTGCAAGAAACTAACGATGTGCTGGCTTATGACTCAGCACTTAAAGAATTATTTGAAGAAACACAAGCGAAAATGAAAGGAACTAACTAATGAATTACGAAGTAGCAATTAAACCATATCTTAAAGGTGCAGAAGATGTGACAGTAGTCGCAATCAAAATGGAGATCAACGGACGCTATAGCTATGAGCAAGTAGAATTGCACGGTGACCGCACACAGGATAATGAAGCGACCTTGGTCCAAGCAGTGCTGGACCATATCCGCACAGAACTTGACCCTACTAGTGCAATCGTGCAAGCACAGGCTAAGCTTCAAGAAACTGAACAGAAATTGGCACAATCTGAAGCTAAACAGACGGCTACAGATGAAGCAGTTAAGCATAATCAAGCCGAAACAGACCGCTATGGTAAAATCATCCATGCGGTCGTTTTAAATGCCGTAGCAGGCAAGACAATCGCTTATGGAACCAACTACAAGGAATTAGTTGAACTCATTCCACTTGCTGAAGTCGGTAAACGCTACATGGCGCATGACTTGATTACTCTTGAAGACCCTGCGCACATTGAAGTGGACGGCGAAGGCAAGCGTATCTTGGTACAGTTGAATAAGGAATTTACTTATAACGGTGAGCCAGTCAGCGACTTTGCCCGAAATGGTCGTCTTGAAATGGATGGAACAGGCGCAGCATGGAAGTACGAACCTAAAGGATAGAGGTATTTTATGGCAGAATTTGAACGCTTAATTGTCCAAATCTTCCTCTCTCTGATTCCTGTTGTCGGACTTTATTTCTCAATGAAAGACCGAGCGACTAAACAAGAAAATCGTCTTACGGTTTTGGAGAAAGACATCGAGAATCTGCACGAATTCAAGATGTCTGCCAATAAACGACTAGATAACCATGACGAACAAAACAAGGCTATCTTAGTCCTTGCGGAACAAGTTAAGTCGTTAGGTGAAGATGTCAGAGAGTTGAAAACGTTGATTCAGAGTAAGAATTAAGAAAGGGGCGCAGAATGGTCTGTAATCTCAATACGACCAATCTTGCTCAGGTTGACGGCGGTTACCTCATCAAACAAGGTGATGTAGCTTCAACCTTTGGATTTGTCCTCTTAGACGAAGATTATCGAGCTGTCTCCTCTCTTGAAGGGGAGGTGGCGGTCGTTAGTCTGACTATGGACAAGTACCAGTGGAAGAAGAAGGTGACTGTCACGAACTCAAGCGTGAATTTTAATCTGGACGCTATCTTGCCAATTGGGAAATATCGCTTAGAGATTAGCGCTGGTGGATATATTTTCCCGAGCGATAAAGCTACGCATATCAAGATAGTAGCTTCAGATAAAGAATTGGTCACAGAAGAAGTCCACGCTCTTAAGGAGCTGGATATAGCAAAGGAAGTTGCGAAACAACTTTCAGAAAAAACAGTAACAGATGGTGGAGTATGTCCGGAATTTCCAGACCTACTCTTCTTTTATAATCTTGGAAAGGTATAGAAAAAAATGGAAACTACAAAATTAACAGAATTTGCCCGTACATTGGGAGAAGATAACAAACGAGTTAACGAAGAATTAAAAACCAAGGTTAGCACTTCAGCAATGACGCAAGCTATCTCTCAGGCAGTCACTCAAGCTAAAACGGAAGTAAAAGCTGAAATCTTGGGTGAAGGAACGCCTGAGAATCTTGATACATTGAAAGAAATTGCAGACAAAATTACAAGCATGGGCGATGACGCTGGTGGCGCGCTCCTTGGAAAAATCACAGAAGTTGGTGGACGTGTAGACCAGATTGCTAATCTTGATTTAGTCGCAACTTATAACGCAGCGAAAGCGTGAAGCCTATGAATAACCTTGAAAATCTAGCAAAAGCAATTGGTAAGGATATCAAGGGCATTAAAGAGCAACAGGTTACGAAAGATGAGTTGGAACAAAAAGCCTATCTGACAAGCCATCAATCCTTGTCAGGCTATGCCTTGAAATCGGAGTTATACAATGATATCCCAATTAAGGCAAGGATTAGTGCGTTAGAAAACCGTCCATCATTCGATACGCTGACACCGACTCAACGTGATAGATTGAAGGGTGAGAATGGTCATAGCTTAAGTGTCAATGTCCGTATCGAAGGGTCTTATCGAAATGGCGCGACTAGTCAGTTGAACCTGTTTGCGGATGTATTCTACGATGGCGAAGCAGTCACGAGTGGTTATACTCTTGATTACTACTACCGTGGCTTTGGAAATAATAACTGGGGGGTATTGAGAAATCAGACTCCCGATCCAGCTGGGAAATTTGGAACCTGGAGTGCTACCCAGCGCTCTGGTGGTTGGTTCGAAGTCCGTATTGAAGTGAGCTACAGAGGTCTTAAGGCATCTGGGTTCGCTCATTTAGATAACGTAAATGATGGTCCCAGAGGAGCAGACGGAGCGCCTGGTCAGAACATCATCAACCAACAGGGACAACAAGCACTGAAGTATTGGGCTGGAACACAAGCGCAGTACGATGCCATCACTACCAAAGACCCTAACACGATTTACGATATCTTTAAGCAGGTGTAGTTATGAAAGATAGAATAAGGATAATGTTGGGCAATCAGGAGATTGTTAAGAGGTACATAGGTAGCAGGCTGGTGTGGAGTGGTGGAGGAGAAATTTTATTAGAAATAGAACCATATGATTCTTCCGGTTATAAAGCTACTATATCTTTTTCTCTAAAAAATACTTTAATCATACCTAAAAATTTTGATTATAAACAAATAAAATCTATGCAAGCCGACGATAAACCACTTCTTTCATTACCAGGAATATCTTATCTTTATAATGACGGATATTATTTTGAAATAACATTCGTCGGAGATGACTCAATAGGGGAAAAAATAGAAAAATACACAAAAAACGCAAAAAAAATTAAATTTTTAAGGTAGAAAGGAAAAACAATATGATTAACTGGAAACTACGATTACAAAATAAATTTTTTTGGCTGACTGCTATCCCAGCCTTCTTGCTTGTCTTGCAAGCTGGTGCTGCAGTCTTCGGATATCATCTTGATTTAGGTGATATCGGTAACAAGCTGATTTTGCTTGTCAATGCGATATTCGTGTTCTTGACTGCTATCGGTCTGGTCAATGACCCGACGACTAGCGGAATCACAGACAGCAAGCAAGCGCTTGACTATGAAAATCCGAAGGAGGATTAAGAATGGATATCGATACAAGCAGACTACGTACAGACTTGCCGATTGTAGGTTTTGAGCCTTTCCGTCAGGTTCACGCCCACTCAACAGGCAACCGAAATTCAACCGCTCAGAATGAGGCGGATTATCACTACAGAAAGGACCCTGGACTCGGGTTCTTTTCTCATGTCGTTGGTAATGGTCGTGTTATGCAGGTAGGTCCTGTAAACAAAGGAATGTGGGATGTAGGAGGAGGTTGGAACGCTGAGACCTATGCAGCTGTTGAACTGATTGAAAGTCATTCAACCAAAGAAGAGTTCATGGCAGATTACCGTCTGTATATCGAACTCTTGCGCAATCTAGCAGATGAAGCAGGTTTGCCTAAAACGCTTGATACAGATGACTTGGCAGGTATCAAAACGCATGAATACTGCACCAATAACCAGCCTGATAACAGTAGTGACCACGTTGACCCGTATCCCTATCTTGCTAAATGGGGCGTTAGCCGTGAACAGTTTAAGCGAGATATTGAGAACGGCCTA